TATTGAGTACATTATTCTTCGTGGCTGTGATTACAGTAATTGGTCTTTGGATATTAATGTTTAAAGATATACTTCGTAAATGAAGAATATAATAAAAGAATTTAAAATTATATGGAAGAATGGTGACTTTACACCTATTCTAATTACAAGTGTATTGACAATCGTTATTGTAAAACTGTTACCTGAAGGAAATAGTATTGTTAACAACTGCTTTTTTTAAATGAAGAACATTCGTATACTAAAAGAAAATATAGACGTATCAGAAATTGTCAAAGATTTGGAAAGATATTCTGAAGATTGGGGTAACGTAGGCCGTATGAAAGGCACAGATCGACAAGACCCTCATACACGTTTAGTTAAATCAGGTGTATTGCAATTAGTCATGGGAGGTATTTCAAAACCTGGTGAGTTTGTAGGTGATACAGAAATTTGTGTACCAACAGACGCAACGAAAAGACATATCGCTATACAGAAGTGGTTATCTGAAAATAATTTAAGACCTGGCCGTTGTGCTTTTTTAAGAACGCCCATTGGTGAAATTACAGGTAAACATATTGATGAAGGTAAATATTATTTAACAAAAGACCGTTATCATTTAAGTATAACAGGCACATATCGTTACAGTGTTTGGGACCACGGTGATTTAGAATTTACAAAGGAAGAGATTATTGTAGAACCAGGTACATTCTTCTGGTTTAATAATAAGAAGAATCATATGGCTGAGAATATAGGAAACTGTGAAAGAATTGCCTTTATCTTTGATGTGCCAATGTCAGATAAAAATCCTTAAGAAAAAGACTCACCACAACCACAAGTGGATTTGGCGTTAGGATTTACTATTTCTAAACTTGAACCAGATAACCTCTCAACATAATCAATAGACATACCAAATAATTTAAACGCACTATAACTATCAATACTTAAATTATAGCCTTCCTTTAGAATTATACTCGTATCACTTTCACTTAGATCCTCCGTTTCCGGGAATGACCAGTCGTATTTAAAACCTGCACAACCACCACCCTTGGCCTGTAATAGAACATGATTTTTACCAGATTTGTTCATAATACTTACCAGATAATTAATTGCATTGTCCGTCAGTGTGATTGGTGGATTGTCCATGATATTATTTATTAACATAGTACCATGCAAAAGGCGAATAACCATATACACAAGAGTAACAGTGTAATATAGAAAAGAATAAACAAACCGTTCATGCCATACTATATAGTCAAACCTGGAACAAGTAAAATCCACCAGGAAATTTTTTCTCGTTCTTTAAGTGAGATATATTTACCAGTCTGGCCAGCTCTAAAGGCCGTTAATACCTTAACATGATGTTATTGCATTTATAGATTACAATGGCCTTCCAGTTTTTACACTGCCAAACTAAGGGTTTAAATCAATTGTAGCACCACGAATGGTTACTTCACCTACTGTGTTTAGATTACTTACGCCTTCCACATTTGATACCATATTGCCGGCCACTTCAACGGTCATATCGCCGCCAACCTTTAAATTATAATCACCACCACTGTTTACATTAATACGACCGGTTAATGTATATAAATTAATATCACCACTCTCTACTTGTATATTAATATTGGCACCTGACCCTATTTGTATATCATAGTGGTTATTTAAACCACCTGATTTATTAATAAAAATTTTAGAATGGCCGTCTATGGTGGTATTGTTATTGCCTGTAATGTAATGATTAACGGTGCCTTTATTGATTTCTGTATGGTTTCTTGTTAAGGTTGTCTGGTCACCATTGGGGTGCATTTCATAACCTGTGCCTGTACGGTGGCGAAGATGTATTCGTTCAGAATCCTTTGTATCATCAAATTCAGAAATATGTCCTGACTCAGACTCGTATACGTGATTGTAAGGATAAACGGCCGCATATGGATTGTCCGGTTGATTCCAGGTAGTGCCATCGCTGGCCAGTGTTGATTCCTGATTTCCAGGTAATGGCATTGAATTAAAGTCCGCCGTTGGTACGAAAGTGGTTTTATCCAAAAACCTTTGGTAGAGTGAAGGATGAGGTTTTAGTGTTTCGTTAACGGCCAGTCGGTTGACATCTGGTTCGTTTATATTTCTTGGATAAACCGATACATCCAAATCATTTTCATTTTCTTTGTCTATGATTTCTCCGTCCTTAAGTGTTTTATTTGGACGAATATTTGAATCTGCAAACCCTTTATCCGGTCGACCATAAGATACTGGCCTGCCTGGTAAACTACCTAATATAATCGGTTCTTGCCTGTATGTACCATCTCTAAAAAACCCAAACACCCACGAACCTTCAAGCAGGCCGGTCGCCGAAGAACCGATACCTGACATACCGGCCGCCGTGATAGGTAATACAGGTAATGCCCATGGCAAATCTGAAGTAGGTAATGTATTTTTATTTTCCGTGTGATGACCGAGAATACGTACTCGTAAACGGCCAGTTTTAAGTGGGTCTTGTCTATCTTCTACTACACCGAAGAAATAGAGAAAACCTCCAAGTCCCATAAAGTTTTCGTTAGTCATTGTTTTCTTTCGTTAGAGCGCCTGATAATAACACAACAGAAACCATCATAAACCGCCATTTTAAATATTCTACGCAAGTTACCCGGCCCATCTGGTGAATGCAACAAAGACAAGTAAACCGTAGTAAATCCATATCTCACTGGTACTGGCGTGCGCTAGCACGACTTTATCTATCAGGTATCTACTTTCTTCAAGTATTCTTCGTATCATCTCGGTGACCTCGGTTATTTCTTTGTTTTTCTACATCTACACAGTTTGATTGAGAATAATTTATTCTTTAATTTTCTCAATGCTTCTTTGATATGTATAAAGTTTAATTCACTTATATTCATAGATTCTCCAGTTGTTCTCTATATTTATTGTGCATAGTTTACTCGGTTGCCTGTGGACCGGCCATTGGTCTATTATATTCTACAGAGCCGTCGGAGCGGGCGGTCTCGGAGGTTCTCTTAGTTTTATCTAAAAAATTGTCCATAAGAATTTATAAGTATTTTGTCAAGTTCGTAAATATCGATAATGCCTGGATTCTTTTGCTCTTTGTCTATAAAGGTATCGTTAATTTCTACAGGATATGGTACTCGGACACTGTCTTTCATACATTCTAGTACCATTATATGTTTTTTCATTTTTATGTCTATTCTATGTCTTACGGCAGTAACTAAGTATCGACCTGACATATATGGATCTCTATCTGTTGGTTCGTTACCGTCTTTCGGTTCATATGACGGCAATTCAAAAGTAATTAGATCACCAGCTTTAACGGCAGTGTAACCATTCACAGTAAGTTCTATACGTAATGATTGAAAGGCAAGTCTTTGCGATAATCTTTGTTGTACTATTTCTTTTAAGTTTGGTGTATCTACTATATTGCCTTCTGTTGTGTAATGTAGTGCATTTGTATCCGACCTTAGATATAATGTAGATTCAGGAAAATCTGATAGTGATTTGCCTTCTCTTATATACTTTGGTAATATGCCTTTATCTGATTCTCTACCGCCTGAGCTATCTGTTTCTGTGTGAAAACTCTTAGGATAGTTTAATTCATAATTAAAATCTGTTTCTTCATAAGTTTTGTTTAATTGATTATGTGTAATTAATCTACTTGCATACACACCATTTCTTAAATTTTTTAATGTATCAAATTGGTCTTTGATTTGATAATCCATAACAACACCCATTTCATTTTTTATATCTTTTTCACCTTTACTATCTGATATATTGGCAGGTTTAGATTTATACCTTGCAACAGTAGGTCTTGCTGTATTTGCTTCGATTGCTAATAAACTTTCTAATGACCTAAAATTAAATCCAGCTACCGTTTCATAGAAATAATAACCGGCATTATTAAATTTTAAACTAGTTGTTATTTGTGATATTTGATCTATACTATCAAAAGGTCTCAATTGATTAAATACGTGTTTATATAAACCTATAGACGGTTCATAAAAGAAATTCTTATTTGAACCTAAAAAAGTAGGGTCTTTGATGATGTTTGCCACCATATTAGAGTGAGTATCAGTTTGTGCATTACTTACGACCTTTAATTCATTGTCAATCATTTCCTTGCTACAAAAATTTATCATATAAATTTGTGTTTTAGGATTGATTCTAGTTCTACTTTGTATTTTATATATGTACATTGGATGGCCGGTTTTTTCTGTGAAGTCGTAAGCGTACGGCGAACCTGGTGTAAAGAATTTAAATTCTATTCTTTCATTACCTGTTAATGGTAACTTACGTATAATATTTTGTGAATCTACTAAAAGAATATTGCCTGATAATGTTTTATTGTAAATACTTTCATAGATATTAAAATCACCAATCATTGTACCTACATCAACCTTTGTAGGTCTATTATCGTTAGTTTGTGATGAATAGGAAACTAATACAACGTCTGTTAAAAGATATTGACCAGGTTTTTTTAAAACACTTGCATCTAAGGTGTCAAATATGCTCATTATTTTGCCATTAAGTTTTCAAATTCTTCTAATAATATTGGCAAATAAGCAGCGTTTAGTAATTTGATTTGTCTTTTTTGATCTTGTATTCTTTGTTCGTATTCTCTATTCGTTACAGCAACAGCATTCGGTTCTGTGCTATTAACAGTAATTTTATGTGAGTAATCACTTGGCCCATTACCTGTTGTAACACCACTTTTTTGTATAATTTCATAATGATGCACGCCATCAGGATTTGTGTATTTGTCGTTCATGTAATTTTCAAATTCATAAGTTGTTAATGGCCAGCCATAATAACGATCTGTTATATCATTTGTTAAAAGTATAACCCAATGATATAATGTGTTACCAAAATGTTTTAATGCTGTTATTTCCGGTGTTTCGCCCTCTGGTACATCATATAGATCATATAACATCGCTTCATCTCGTATTTTAGATTTTATTTTAACTCTCGCCATTAAATTGGTAACAACAACATCATTACCATCATTTTTTAAATCATAAGTGCCTCGAGGAAAATATGCAAAGTACATTAAAATCCTTCAGCAATTTTTTGTTTAGTCATAATTTCTGTTTCACTAAATGATAATGCCATCTTAGTATATATGGGTGCAGCACCTAATTCATCAGCAGCAAAAGTAGAAAATACACCATCATCGCCATGCGATAAATCTAATTTAGTTAATACGCATTTACTAATTTTAGGTATATACATATTTTGTTTATCTAAGTACATATATGTTAATTGAAATTGTGATGGTACAACAAAGTCGTTTGATTTACCTAATTCGGGGTGCATATGAAATCTAAACAAAGATATAATTTTTCTAGCTGCATCTAATTCACCTCGATTACGTGGTGCAAATTCAAAGTTATATTGGAATTCTCTCATTGGCACGCCTTCAAAAACCATTTCTAAATTATTATTAAATGCTCTGCCTGTTACTTTTTGTAACGCACCTTTTAAATCGCCTGCACCTGGAATTGCTTGTGTTACCATTTGTCCGATTTCAACACCAATTTTTTGTAATATTTCACCGCCTCTCATAGCTAAATCGGTAAAATTTTTAGAACCTAATATATCACCTAACATTCCTGTTTCTTTACCACTATGTGTTACAGAATAATTAGTCTTTAATCCTGGCGGTGTATATAATACTATCGTGTCTGCTACACGTGAATGCCTTGAACCTGTAAACCCGGCATTTATACCTGAGCTCTGTTTTGTAATTCTACTCGTATTATCTGAAAAGGTTGCTGATTTTCCAGCTTGTAATCTATTTGCATCTGTAATTTTCCTTGAAGCATCACTATCTGCACCTAATTTTTGAAGGCCTTTGGCCATGCCATCTTGTAAATATTGTTTTATATCTGTACCTATTGTGGTTGTTTCTAATATATCAAAGATCATATAATTACCTGTGCCTAATTGTTGTACATCAGTAGGATAATAAACTACACCTGCTTCATATGGATTTTGTTGCATATGAGCATTAGGTTTGCCATCAGGTAATTCTAATGGTGATTTGTTTAATATCTTAGCAGCGGCAGCATTTGTTTGAACACTATTCTTTGCCTTATCGAATAAACTACCAGCTAATCCAGCTGCAAGACCAACTAGAGCACCTCCACCAACACCTTGGAGATTACTTAAATTCTTTTGAACAAGACTAGCTACTTTTGATAACACGATAAATACCTTGTGTGGTTAATAGTAATATTTATATGCAATTGACATATCGTTTTTAATATGATATAATAATTATATGAGATCAAGTTACAAAGGAATTTATAAGCCTTCTTATCCTAAAAAGTACGCTGGTGACCCAAATAGAATAGTATATCGTTCACTATTAGAAAGACGTATGATGGTATATTTGGATAAAAATGATGCTGTTGAATTTTGGGCTAGTGAAGAAATACCTATTATCTATCGTTCACCTATTGATTAT